TGGCCATTAACATTCTTTACTCGACTGAATTACTTGTTTCTAGGAGACGTATTAGGACAGGAAAAACAACAAAAGCCAAGGTTTTGCGATCTATGGTTGTTGCTTTTTCAAAAGTTGTTGAATCTTTCCGTCTACCCCAGATATTTAGATCTGCTTTTGATGCAGGTTTTACTCCTGAGCAGATTGATTCTATTAATTCTGACTTAGACGCCTATTTTGATTGGCTTAAGGAAATTGGTTATCCTATTTCTGATGAGATTATGGCAGTTGATCCTGTTCCTGATATTGCATCAGGGAAGTTTGACCCTGTCTGGTTAATTGGTGGTACAAATTGGAGGATTCATACTCCACAATTACAAATGTTTGCACAACCTGAATTCCGAAAGTTTTCACATATAGTAGAAGAATATAGACCTTCTTTTGCTTATATGGATGTTGACAATCAATTGGAATCTGTTGCACGATATTTTAAGAATCCTACCAGTTATTTTCCGGATGGACCTGACATCTTAGATGCTGTCTGGCCACTTGTATCCGAAATTTTTAAAGAATCAAAAATTGTTCCTGTTAGTGCTATTTATAAGCAATGGAATAAAAAGTTTAATGTTGGTGTCTTTGCTACTTCCTTGAAGAAAAATAGGTTTGGTGGCTTTAAGAAGCTATCAAGGCGCGAATGGATTTCTTCTTTGGGAGGTGCATCAAATGTTATTAAGGCATTTGGAAATTTTGCCAAATATTCTTTGATTTTTGACACCTCTGCACAGTTCTTTACTAAAAGAGAGTGGCTTCCTTCAAAGAAATGGTTAAAGGGAATTATCCGGACTCCTGTGGCTGCTATGCTACCTGAGTATGTCACTCAAATGATTGTTTCTGGTGATCCAAATAAAAGGTTTGAATATGAAAAGACACCCATTAAACTTGGCATGCCTATTCGACATTCAACTTTTGATCGTATTTGGGAAGCACACTCCAGATTTAAATATCATTTTGCTGGTGATTGCACTGCTTTTGATAGTACCCTTGTTGGTCCTGTTTTAAACATGATTAAAAGAGTACGTGTCAAGGGTTTTGAATATCATAAGGACCTTTCGTTGATCGAGAAGGTTTTTGATCGTATTTATGACAGGATTGAAATGGCTAAACTTGTCTTTTCAACTACTGGCAATGTTTATGCTAAAGGAACCGGTTTAATGACTGGCCATGCTTCTACTTCTGGAGACAATTCATTGGCAATGGTTGGACTTTACTTAGTTGCTTGGAAAGTTTTGACTGGGCGTTCTGCTGAATAATTTTGGAGTTGTAATGAACTCACTGTTTATGGTGATGATCATGTTCTTTCTATTTCTGAATTTGCTCCTGCAGCTTGGACTTGGAATAATATTGTTTCATTGATGGCATCTTGGAATGTCACTATGAGAGAAGAGGTCCCCTCTAATGGAGAGGGTGTACCCCTCACTTCAATTCCTTTTCTCAAGAAGTTCCCACGTGTTCCAAGTTTCATTGACAAGGAAGAACTTAAAGAGGTTTTTGGAATGACTGAATTTCCTAAGTTTGTTACTTATCATGATCCAAATTCTTTGCTTGGAAAATTGATGGCTCCTCTTTTAACAAAGGATAAACAATACCGAGTTAAAAGGCTTCAATCTTTCATGTATTTATGTGCTCATAATAAACAAACTTATGATATCATTCATGAGGCTTTAGAGAAATTATTTAGATCTTTTCCTCCTTTGCGTACTAGGTTGGGAAAATATACTCCTTCTTATGCTAAGGTTCTTAAAACTTGGTATTTTGAGGGTATACCTAAAGATGTCATTGATCAAGATAATGATCTACTTTCTCCTGACATGGATGATCAGATTGTTTTATATGGTGAAGTCACACCTTTTGATCGTATTTTAAATGTTCTATCTTTAGTGCCTGACATTGTTACTCCTGCATTGCGTAATATTGGGCCTTTAGATTATGCTATGAAGTTAGGATCCAAAGTTTTCTCTTGGCCTAAGGCTTTCCTTGCACGTGTCAATAATTGTGTAACTAAAGGCCATGTTGAAAACATTGTTGGTAATTCTTCATATGATTTTCTTAGCAAAGATGTTGATTATGTTTCTTCTGAGTCAACTTTAACTTTGCTTGTGAGACATTGGTTGTATCACATATTTTGTGAAGTCAATCCAAAAAGCATTGCTTTCATGATCACTGGTTGGTTTTCTAAGTTGATTTCTTTAAATTATCTTTTAAATGGATATGTCGCAAATGTCCGCCCGAAATTTGCAATATCATATTTCAATCTTTTCTTAATTCTAATTTTAAATTTCATTAAAATTCCTTCGATTCCTGAGATCGAAACTCTTATTTTGAAGTTTAAACTTCCTGATATTGTTAGGATTTTAGATGATTTTGTTCATAGTGTATGGATGGGACTAATGCATAAGATTCCTGCTAGTTTTAAAGATCTTGATTCTTATGTATTGGCTTTTGACTTCAATCATTTTGCAGTTTCTGCCCCGACTGGTTCAGGTAAGTCAACTGATATGATTTATTCAATTTATTTGACTTCAGGAGGTGATAACAAAAGATATTTTATTATTGAACCTCGTGTGTCTTTATGCATTTCTTTGGCTCAATTTCAGGCTACTAGATTTGTTTGGACAGTTGGTTATATAACTGGAGAAGGTTCCCATAATGAGGATGCTTCTGTCATTTATATATCTAATGGCTCTTTCTTGAGTAGACATTCTAGTTATTTTGGCCATGGAAATGTCTTTATACTTGATGAGTGTCATGTCAATGATATTGATCATGTTCTGGTTCGTTCTCTTTTACTTAAAAGTGATGAAAGGGTTATTTTAACTTCTGCTACCTTGCCTTTAGGGCTTGATATGCC